GGTGCTTCTTGTACTTGTTTTTTATCTTCTAATAGAACTTCGTATAGCTTCATAATCGTATTCCTAAGCAGTTAGTATATTTATATCGGGATGCATGTAGATGAACTACGTTCATCTGTGTTTCGCTTTCGCTCACACTATTCTTCTTCTTTCTTATTATGTACTTATAATTTAGTGCGAAGCACTTAAGATATTATCTAGATTGTTCAGTCACACTTTGCCCAGGCAGGGCAAAGATTAAAACGACATTATCTGAGTTGAACATGTCACACTAGCGTTACTGCGTTACAGTGGCGGTTGTCCGGTACCACGAGCAGAGTCTTTATCACAACGGCGGTGTGCAAATATACGCTAACATACGTACACACGTAGGGTATTTCTCCCTTCTTTCTTGCCTTAAATTTTATAACAGCAAAACCGCGGCATTAGCGATCGTCGTCCTGTTAAGGATAGTTGCTGAGCACTCTGGCGGCTAGAGTTGTTTCCCTCCCTGCGATCCGAGATCCAGGTATACGGGCGTCCGATGTTAGCTGACGCTTGCTATTTCCGCTTGTGTTGCCTAGGGTTTTTTGAGGATATGTGAGCCGTGTACACGAACAGCAATGTGTCCGTTATAGTAATCTGCTGATTCTAGAACTTTGTGAGTAAATTGTTCTCGGGCCTCGATGTATGAGCATTCTGCTTTTGATGTGCAATAGAAAAGTATTTCTCTGGAGAAGTTGTCTGTGCCTAGTGTTTCTACGTCTTTGGTTAGTGCATCGCTTGATCCATAATAGTCACGCCAGTCTGAATCAATTTTGCTTCTAATCTTTTTCTTTTTCTTGGTACCGTTCTTGAGTTTAACAACTTTATAAGTCGTTTTTGCGAACTTCGCAAGTTTTTTGCCTATATATTTTCTTCCAGTGATGTTATTTGTTATCAGATACACAAAACCAATGCAGGTTTCGGGTAGTTCTTCTACTATTGTATTCTGATAAGTCCATTGCATCAACTAGTTATCGTCACTAGCCTCTTCGTCACTGTCGTTTTGGATTCCGTGTATTAAATTTTTCTTTGCCTGTATTTCTGCTCGCCTAGTCATTATGAGTCTTCGTATCTCACCTAGAGCTACTCGTGCCTTAACAGCACTTTCTTTATAACCGTGGAGCTCAAATCGAGTACTCCATTTGGCGTACTCCATGAACTCTCTAATTAATAGCTCGTGGGTATCAATATCACTCATATATCTCAACGTCATTTGCATAAGACGTAAAGCCATTTTCTTTGATTACCTTGAGCACGTTGTTCACTCGACCCACTAATTCGTCCCTATGAGAGATTAGATAAATGTTCTTATTACGTTCCCGAGCCATCTTTTTAAGAATACCAATAGAGTTTTCAACTCCATTGGCATCCATGCCGGAATCAATAAGTTCATCTATGAATAAGAGATTGATGTTCTGATATAACGACTCCCAAACATCACGGAACGCCCACGACAATCCTAAGATTAAGCGATTCCTTTCTCCTCGTGACAAGTTATCGAAGTCGAGATCTTGCCCGAGTTGGGTTATTTCTACCGTTAGGTCATTTTGGAATACAACGGTGTGAGGTAGACCCACCTTATCAAGGTAATATGTTAGTCGATTATTCAAGTAAGCAAGATTCTGATCAATGATCTTCTTACGAATAAACGAGTCTTTACTGGTTAGGAGTTTTAATAAAAACTCCTGATGTTCTTTCATGAGATTTAAACTGTTAACTGTGTCCCAGTTTATCTCTTGTAGAGCAGTATGCTCTAGTTCTGTTACTTGTTCTTGGTATGTGTCAACTTCTTCTTGCTTATTTTTCAACTGAATACCAAGACTTTCTAAATTTGTTCTATGATTAAATGCTTCGCTCAGTGTGTCGTAGAATGTTTTAGGACGACCGTTAATGTCTCCAATGTCTTCTAAGTCTTTAACACTAGCTTCGTATTTTACACTAACTTCAGTTAAGTATGCAACTGCATCGGCTAGATGCTTTTCAGCACTAGCTTTCATTTCATCATGCTTGTGATCGTGTATATCTTGCTCGCAACTTGGGCATTTGTTCTCTGCTAGCTGTGTAACTTCACGTTCGTACTTTTTAACGTTCTTGTCTGCTTGCATAAGAGCAGTTTCAAGTGTGGCTTTTTCTTTATTAAGACTTTTAATCAGTGCCGCATGTTCATCATAGACTTTTAACTTCTCATGTTGAACAATTTCTGCATCAATATTAACCTGTGCAAGCTCTGCAATGGCACCTTCAATCTTCTTAACATCACTATCACGGTTCTTTTGCCATAGCCCTTGTTTAAGTTTAAGACTATTGATGCTTTCTTGTATGCGCTCATTAGAACGCTTGATCGCTTCGATACGAGCACCTTCCTGAATTACTTCGTCTTTACTAATACGTATCTGTTCTTTAAGTGCTTCTGCTTTTTCACTTAAGATAGTAATACCCAACAACTGCTCAATAATAGCACGTTGGTCATTAGCTTTCATACTTAAGAAAGGCTCTGTATAGGTGTTTAATGCTACAATATGCTTAAACATATCGTGGCTCATACCTAATAAGATGTCAATGTCTTTTTGTGTTTCGCGGCTATCGCCCTGTCCGTCATCGGCAGCTTCTTGCTCTTGATCGTTAATGTAAAACTTAAGAATGTTGGGCTTACGACCGCGTTCAATCTTATAAAGAATACCATCTTTCTCAAACTCAACAGTAACTAACATGTTCTTGCTGTTGATCTTGTTGATTAGATTATCTTTCTTAATATTAGTCAATGCATTGCCAAAGATAGCATAGCTAAGTGCATTAACAATGGTAGTTTTACCTGTACCGTTACGACTTCCGCTATCATCCCCACCTTGATCCAAGTTCTCACCTAGCACAAGTGTAAGATGTCCTTTCTGAAAGTTCACTGCTTGCGTAGCATTACCTACGCTCATAAAGTTTTTAACTGTTAGGTCTTTTATTTTTATCATAGGTTATTATAGATCGCTAGCAATACTTTTGGATCAAAGCTGTCGCTTTGAATAGTAGCCAGCTGACTGCTGACAATCTGATCAACGGATTCAAAATGTTCAACATCTAAATCGTTATTAATTTCAACATCTTTCTTTTCTGGGATAAGAGTAAGCTCTCTAATGTCATATTGTGCTAGAAAAGTTTCTTTAATGAAACTAGCTTCTTCGTAACTGATAGGAATATCAATGCCTACACGCAGATAACTCTTAGATTTAATAAGTGTTTCTGCATCATCAATAAGTTGACTTAGTTTAACTGTCTTGAACTTAGGAGCATCGTCCCATATGCGATATTCTGGCTTCTTTCCGTGCTCAAGAATCATCATTCCTCGGTCATCATCCCATGCATCTGCATAGTTGTGAGGAAACGCATTACCAATATATACAATGTTTGCTTTGGCTTGACGTTTGTGGAAGTGACCCGAGAATACATATTCAGGATTTTTAAAATGTGAGCCCTGTAGTTCACCGTGATCAGGCATAGCAATCATGGCATTCATATAAAACAGGGGAAGTTCAAAGTGACCAAAGACATAACGGCTCTTTAGCTTCTCCATCTTCTTCCACTCATCACCCACTAGCCACGGGACTAAGGTAGTATCACCGATTGTTGTGATCTCATTGACAACAGTAATTCCCGGAACATACTTGCCAAACTCAACAGAATGAATATCACGCTTGTCTTTATAATACAAGTCGTGATTGCCTGGGAAGAAATAAAAGTTATCAAATGCCTGACCAAGTTTTTCTAAACTACGTAGGGTATAATCCATGGTAGTGATATTCAAACTGTTTCTATTATGATGCCAGTCGCCAAGAAATATACCGGTTTCACAGCCAGCCGCTTTAGCTTCCGCAATGAACCAATCTACGAAATCTTCGCAGTCTTGGTTATGAGTTGAGCTATTTGATTTTAATCCAAAGTGTATGTCGGTGAAACAGGCTACTTTTTTAAACATTCATTGTCCTTTTAGACTATTATAACAGAAATTACTCTGCAGGGTCAACTTCAATATCGCCAACAGGAACAACCGCAGTAGAATCTGCATCACGTTTAGCTGCCGCAATGTACTCTGCATTAATCATTCTGGTATAACTTGGATTCATTCCATTCATTTCTAAAATATCGTCTCGAATGTTTTGCATCTTCTTTTCAATATTGATGACTCGAACAAAGCTATTAGTAACAGCCGCAGTAAAGTAGGCAAATGGATTGTCTGATTTTGATTCATCAAACTGTAGACCAATTTGCGTCAACTGTAAAATGGCCTGCCCCTTCATTTCGTCATTGTACGTGTATCCACGAACGTTGCCGCGAGTGGCATATCGTTCACATAACTTGATGTACATGCGAGCTAATGTATTAGTAACCTGTCCGTGATCTTTGCAAAACTTACCGGTCTTCATTGGACCTTTCCAATGACTCTTACCCACGCAAACTAGCTCGTCATTCTCGTCAAACTTCCAATGTTGGAAAGCAGGAAAGTTAACTTTTTCTCTATGATCGGCTAGAGTCTTCGGTGTACGTTTACGTCCAGGTTCTAACGGAACATGGTCATAAGTCATAATACGAAAGACAACATCTGGCTTTTCAACAGTTTTATAATCTACTTCAAATTCTGCGGCTTTGCACTTGGGATTAATAGCCTTAGCCGCCTCAAATGCCTGTTGTCCTAGTCTTTTTGCTCGAACTCGTTTGGCTTCTGCAACAGTTCGAATGTTAATCTTTTCTATGCTAGGCAAAATAAGATCATATTGATGATATTCGGGTTTTGTATAGCTGGAGTAACTGTTTTTACTTCTATGTATTTCTAATAACAAGTCTTTGTTATTTAGGTAGTTTACTTTTTTCATTATTTTTATGACTCCTCATGTACATTATAATATCAGCAGTTAATAAAGTCAATAAATACTACTGACGGAGATTACCAAATATGGCCAACGATTTAAATAGTTTTGCAACCACTGCAACGGGTATTGCAGGAATTGCGGCTGCTACAGGAAATAACAAGTTAGCTAAAATAGCAGGCGGAGTTGCAGTTGGCGCCGCACTTGTTAACGCATTTAGAGGACCAATGTTTGGCGGCAGTGAAGCACCATTGGGACAAATTCCCGGATCAGTATCGTTTAATGAAGGTGCTACTGATTGGCGAGTAAAATTAAGTTTACCAACAAATAACCCTGCATACAAAGATAGTCCCATATTAAAACCTCTAGTAGATTCGGGAGAAAATTTAATTTTTCCTTTTACTCCGCAAGTTAATATAACACACTCAGCAACTTATAATTCTCTTGATACAACACATAATAATTATGCTTTTATGGCCTATGAACATAGCAGAGTTGAAACAATTAGTATCACTGCTGATTTTTATTGCGAAAATAGTGTAGATGCCGAATACTGGATTGCCGCAACGCACTATTTAAGATCAATTACAAAAATGTCATTTGGTGACTCGACAGATGCGGGTCAGCCCCCACCGGTTGTTCGATTAAACGGATACGGTGCATATGTTTTTAATAATGTACCAGTGGTAGTTAAAACATTTACTATGGACCTACCAAAAGAAGTTGATTACATTTCTGCTGAAGTAGGTGGTATCACAGATGTAAACGGTCTTAACCGCTTTGGCGGCCAGCCCACATATGCTCCTGTAAAAAGTACAATGACAATACAACTAATGCCAATCTATAGTAGAACACAGCAACGAGAATTTTCATTAGATGCCTTTGTTAACGGAACTTATCTAGGTGATGGAGGTTACATTTAATGGCATATAAAATTACTAGCCCGTGGCACGAAACACCACTGTCAAACGGTTACCTTGGGACTTTTAACATACGCCCTGTTAGTGCAGAGCCTGATGATATTCCTTACACTATTGATCCTCATTATAACTACAGACCAGATTTACTGTCTCAAGATTTGTACGGTACTCCTAAGTTATGGTGGGTGTTTACACAACGAAATATGAACGTTATACGAGATCCAATTTTTGATTTTAAAGTAGGTACACTAATCTATCTTCCTAAAAAAACTACGCTGTTCAGAGTATTAGGAATATAAGATGGCAGCTACGATTGCAGGATTAACTCCGGCTAATTATGAGAAGTATAGGGCTCAACGTCTTTATGATGAAAGCCGCGGAAACTATACTGTTGTAAATCAGTTTGGTTATGCTGGCGGCTATCAAATGGGCGCACAGGCATTAGAGACAGTTGGCTACCTAAAACCTGGCACTAGCAAACTAGGCAATGCCGCATTAAACGATCCTAAAAATTGGGTAGGCACAGCCGGTCAACCAAAAAGCGTACAAGAATTTTTATATAATTCTGCCGCGCAAGACAAAGCATACGAAAAGTATACTGCTGTTAATGCTAGAACACTAGAGACTTTAAAAACTCCAGAAGGGACTTATAGACTTACTGCCGATACCCCTCAAGAACAACGTGCAGGTTGGCTAGCCGCATCTTCTTTATCAGGAGCAGGTGCAATAGTTAAAGACGGATTAAACGCTAAAGCTGATGGAAACGGAGTATCGCCGAAGACTCCATTCATTGCCGCACAGAAAGCAGTAAGTGGAGCAACCGGAGTACCAACAACAACCGCCGCCGCAGGCGGTCAAGTTACCGCAGGAACTGTTCCTGTAGATCAAAGTCTTAGCCCCGGAGAATCAGTTGTTATACCCGGACCGTCTATTGATAGAGGCACAGAAATTTCTGCAACTAGTGTTTCAAATTTACCCACAGCACTTGACCTTTCCTCTAACACCAACGGCGCACAAGAAAAAATCGAACTGCCTATAGTAAATCCATTGGAAGAATTTATCTCAAGTAATTATTTGTTTACCCTAAGTAGTTTATCTGCTGATGCTGTAAATTTTCCCGACGAAAGTTATAGAAAAGGCCTTGTTGGCAGAATTATTTTAAGTAGTGGCGGCAGATTTTCAGAATCTCGAATATCAACGGCATATACAACCGACGATAATCCTTCTGGGAAATATGATTATTTTATTGACAACGTAGAAATGTATAGTCAAATCACACCGTCGTCATCAACAAAAGGAACCAACATAGTTACTTTAGATTTTGAAGTAACAGAGCCTTACAGCATGGGACAGTTTTTGCAAAGTTGTCAAATAGCCGCAGTAGAAAATGGTCACACTGATTATACACAGGCTCCGTATCTATTAAGTTTAGAATTTAAAGGGCACACTACTGACAACGAATCTAAGACGGTAGCAGTTAGATACTTTCCAATTAGGATGTATAGCATTAATATGACTATTACATCTGCAGGATGTAAGTATCAAGTAAAATCACAAGCATGGAATGAGTTAGCGTTAAACGACAATTATAATTTTTTAAAAGCTGACTTTGCAATCTCCGGAAAAACGGTTGTTGAAATGCTTCAAAGCGGTTCAACTAGTTTGCAACAGTTAATGACTAGTAGGTTATTAGAGTCATCGAAAACGGATGAAAAAAAGCCGTACTTGCCTGATGAAATTGCTATTGTGTTTCCAGATGTAGTGCAAACAATTGCCCCGCAAGATCCACCCGATAACGGAGCAACAATAAAAGAAGGTACCGCCGGCGGCGGCAATGTGCTGTCTAGGGTTCGATTAACCAGAGACGAAAAAACTAATATTTTAGTACAAGCTGAAGGTGAACTCAGTGCATTGGGTAAAGCTAGCATGAATTTTTCTCTAGCACAAGGCGGTCTCGACGCTAAAAAGCCCGATGATCCAAACGCTAACGATAAAAATATTACAGTATCTGCACTAGCAAATAAAAAATTTCCACGTAATGCCTATCAAGTAGCAGGAAATGACAAAGAATTTGTATTTAGAAAAGGCACTAGTATTATTAATGCAATTACAGAAGTAATGTTAATGAGCGATTATTGTACTGGAGCAGTAACTAACACACCTAAAGACGGATTTTATGATTGGTTTAGAATTGAAACTCAAGCCTATATAATAACCGCCAATAAACAAAATGAAAATGTTGGTGTTAATCCTAAACTACTAGTGTTTAGAGTAGTACCGTATAAGATTCATCAATCGTTATTTGCAACACCTAACATCACCGCTAGAGGTTATCAACAACTTGTTGACGAAGCAGTTAAAGAATACAACTATATCTACACTGGAAAAAACGTTGATGTATTAGATTTTAAATTAACGTTAAACAACAATTTTGGTGTACCGTTATTAGCACAGGGACTAGGCGCTGCCGCAGGCGAAGCATTAATGTCTCGTTTAGGACAAGCAGGAGTAGCCCCGTCAGACAGTATACTTCCGTATGTTCCTTCAATTAATGGTAATGCAAAATCTGGCGGAGACGTAGCAATAGGAACTGCTATGGGTCTAGCTAAGGTTGACAGATGGAAAAGTAGTGACGGTGGCGGCGATGCTGACACTTATAAGACACTTGTGGCAAAACAATTCCAAGCACGTATATTAAATTTAGGAACTGAAAAAGTTCAAGCAGACATGACTATTTTAGGAGATCCCTATTATTTGTCAGACAGCGGATTAGGAAATTTTACTAACACGAACTCAACTAATAGGATAAATCTTACAGCCACAGGAGCAATGGATTATCAATCAAGCGAAGTAGATGTATTAATTAATTTCCTTACACCAGTTGATCTAAATTCAAGCGGAAGTCTAACATTTCCGGAAGATATTAAACCAGAGTTAGAAATACCATTTAGTGGACTATATAAAGTAATTACTGTAAAGAGTAGTTTTGTTAAGGGCAAGTTTACCCAAGTGTTAAATTTAGCACGTAGAGCAAATCAAAATCCTCCTGGCTTAGAAGCATTTCAAGAAAATGAAAGTGAGGCTGAAACACAAAGACTTAATCGTGACCGTGGAGCTCAAGTATCTCCTACTGATCAACAAACAAATAATCAAGTTGAGTATGTTCCAGCAGAAGGAGAAGATGCAGTTACTTACGCACAAAGTCAAGACGGCTATTTCAAAGCCTCCTCAGAGCAGGCATAATTTATGATAAACGATACACTCCCAGAAGACTCAAGATCGGAAGAGCGGTACTTTGATTACCCAGGTCCCTATATGGCTCGAGTAGTTAGTCACATCGACGCAAAATACATGGGTTCATTACAAGTTGAATTAATCAATGATGTTGGTAGAGAAGAACCTGGTATTACTGGCTCAGTAATTACTGTTAGATACCTAAGTCCCTTTGCAGGCCAAACTAGCATTACTTTTACAAACGAATCACCTAACGACTATGATAGTACACAAAAAGCCTACGGCATGTGGATGGTTCCTCCTGATGTAGGAACTATTGTAATGGTTATGTTTGCCTACGGAAATGCGGCCAAAGGCTACTGGATTGGTTGTGCTCCTGACGAGTATGTAAATTTTATGGTTCCTGGAATGGCAGCAACGTCCACTACTACTGAGGCAGGTAGTGACGAGAGAAAAGTTGTAGCTGAATATAATAAAAAGTCTAATAAGACACTAACACAACCGGACGTAACTCAGCTACCAAAACCAATACATCCGTTCCACAAAATATTAACAACACAGGGACTAAACAAAGACGATACTAGGGGAATTACATCTAGTAGCGCACGTCGAGAATTGCCAAGCACTGTATTTGGAATTAGTACACCGGGACCAGTTGATAGAAAACCCAATGCTCCTACGGGGCAAATAGGTAAAAAAGAAAGCAGGATGAGTGCATTTGTTAGTCGACTAGGCGGGACTACCTTTGTCATGGATGACGGTGACGAAAGTTTTATTCGTAAAACTCCTGCAAGTGAAGGACCACCCGAATACGTTAGTGTAGAAAACGGTGAATCAGGTGGCCAACCAGACATACCACACAACGAATTAGTACGTATTCGTACTCGCACAGGGCATCAAATTCTTTTACACAACAGCGAAGATTTAATTTATATTGGTAATGCCGCCGGTACTACATGGATAGAATTAACCAGCATGGGCAAGATTGATATCTATGCACAAGATAGCGTTAGTATTCACACAGAAAAAGACATCAACATCAAAGCTGATCAAGACATCAACATGGATGCTGGCAGAAACGTCAACATTCGAGCAGGCGCAAAACACAATGTTGAAGTTGGAACTGTACACAGCTTAATAGTAGGAGCAGATCAAAAGATATCTGTAGTAGGAACAAAAAATGAAAGTATTGGAGCCAATAGAAATACCACCGTTACTGGAGCAAGCAGTGAAGGTATTGGCCAAGCATTTAATTTACAAACAGGCTCAAACGTAAAAATAACTTCAGGAGCAGATATCGCATTGCTATCTTCAGGAGGGAACAAATTTACATCCGGAACATCAACATCTATTAATGCTGGATCAAACATTAATCTTACCAGCGGCGGAAAAATCAACCTAAACGGCCCATTAGCCGAAGCCGCAACAGCCGCGTCTATAACCGACGCTGTACAACCAGACGCATTGGCTATTGTAGTAGCAAGAACACCTATGCACGAACCATGGGACGGACACGAAAATCTACACGGACAAGACCCATCAAAGTATACTACTTCAACAGATACATTTAGGAAAATTAGCAAATAAATACTACTATGAGCATAGAAAAATCACTATACACTAGAACAGTTGTTCCTGAAGTTAGGAAGACTTCAGCGCCACCTTTAAGTAAGACTTATAGAGGACTCAGCACAGTAGGCAATCCCTCTGGCGGATTTGCTCTATACGATCTAGCATTAATTAAGCAAGATATCATTAATCACTTTCATATTCGCTACGGCGAGCGTCTTGAAAATCCAAATTTTGGGACTATTATTTGGGACTTACTATTTGACCCGTTAACTAGTGAAGTTAAAAATCTTATAGTACAAAATGTATCTACTATTATCAACTACGATCCGCGTGTTAGAGTTCAAAATGTCATAGTAAGTGAATATGAAAGTGGCATACAAATAGAGTGCGAGTTAACGTATTTGATATACAACATATCAGAAAATCTAAGATTTAAGTTTGACAAAGACAACAGTCTACTCGGTTAATAAACTGCCCACTTTATCTATACGATAAATATCTATAATGAGGACTGAGTATGTCAAGTATAGATAGACAAAACAAATTAATTGCGGCAGAAGACTGGAAAAAGGTATACCAGAGCTTTAAAAACGCCGACTTTAAATCATACGATTTCGACAATCTACGTCGAACAATGATCACGTATCTACGTGAAAACTATCCAGAAGACTTTAACGACTATATTGAGTCTAGTGAGTACCTAGCCCTAATTGATTTAATTGCTTTCCTTGGACAAAATTTAGCTTTCCGCTTCGACCTAAATGCTCGCGAGAACTTTCTTGAGCTTGCAGATCGCCGCGAAAGCGTCCTACGTCTAGCACGTTTACTCAGCTATAATCCTAAAAGAAACCAATGTGCTAACGGCTTGTTAAAGTTTAGCTCGGTAAAAACTAGTGAAGCTATTATAGACAGCAACGGTCGTAGCCTAGCAAATCAAACAATTGTATGGAACGATAGCGCCAACACTAATTGGTATGAACAGTTTATAAAAGTAGTAAATTCTGCACTACCGTCAACTGGCCAGTTCGGCAAACCACAAGATTCTGGAATAATTGCCGGCATCAGAACACAGCAGTATCGTTTCAATGCAACTAATACTGATGCACCAATTTATGGGTTTACCAAGAACATCGATGGTAGAAATATGAATTTTGAAATTGTATCATGTGCAATTAAAAATTCTTTAAACATCTATGAAGAACCACCAATGCCTGGTACTAACTTGGCATTTTTATATCGCGACGATGGCGGCGGCAGTCCTAGTACTAACACAGGATTCTTTGCTCATTTCCGTCAAGGAAGTTTAAATCAAGGAACATTTTCTATTCAACGACCAAGTACAAATGAAACCGTTGATCTAGATAGCTCTAACATTAACAACTCAGACATTTGGTTATACAGCTTAGACAGCGCAGGCCTACTATCGCAAGAATGGACAAAAGTTGACGCAGTTGAAGGTAACAATGTCATATACAATTCTCTTTCTAAGAGTGTTAGAAAAATATTTTCAGTAATTACACGCACCGGCGACCGTGTTCGTTTAAACTTTGCTGATGGAACATTTGGCGATCTGCCACAGGGTAATTTTAGAGTATACTACAGAGTTAGTAATGGCTTCGAGTATGCAATTAGTCCTTCTAATATTAAAAATGTAACATTTGATATTCCCTACATCAGTAACAAATCCGGCAAGCAAGAAATACTATCTATCTCAGCAGGATTAAATTATACTGTTCAAAATGCTTCCGCAAGCGAAACAAGTGACAGCATTAAAACTAACGCACCGTCAACATACTATACACAGAATCGTATGATTACTGGTGAAGATTACAATGTCTTTCCACTTAGTGTAAATCAAGAAATTATTAAAGTAAAATCAGTTAATCGAGTAAGTTCCGGTATCAGTAGATACTTTGACCTAAAAGATTCTACTGGAAAATATAGTCATACTAATTTGTTTGGAACTGACGGCATCTTATATAAAGAGCCTATTATCAGCAGTTTCAAATTTTCATATAACACTAGAACCGATATTGAAAATGCAGTATTAAATCAAATTGAACCAGTACTTGCTAGTCGTACAGTTAAAGATTTTTATTTAGATAGCTATGCGTTTGTATCTTTAGGAGTTGCATTTTCTTCCTTTACACAAGTTACTTCTGCTACAAATATATCAACTGGATACATTAACGATAATACACAAACTACTGCAATTAAAAAATTAGGAACTGCAACATTTTCTAATTTGAGATTTATTATTCCGGGAGCAATGTTAAAATTTGTTCCTCCTCCTGGCAAATTATTCAGTAGCGATAATAAACTAATTGATGAAGCTGGCGCACCTGTATCTGCTAAGACTGGAATTTGGACACGAGTTGTACAGATAGTTGGCGATGGTACAGCAAAAAATCTTGGCATATTGCCTACTGGACTTGGTCCGGTGACATTAAATGAAATTGTACCTTCGGGAGCAGTTTGTGACACTGCGGTACCAAAATTTGTTACCGCACTTGAAGATAGTGTTAAGAATAAAATTATTGATCTAATCGCAGCCAATAAGAATTTTGCTCTAAGGTATGACAGCTCAGATACAGTATGGAAAATTATTACAGACTCTAATATTGATAAAAAATCTGCATTTGGCCTAGGAAAAACAGGCGACTCAAGCAATCAACAATTAGATGCAAGTTGGATATTATTATTTGAAACTGACGGAACTTCATACCTTGCAACTTACCGCGGTCTAAGATATGTATTTGAAAGTTTTAAAGAAATGAGATTTTTCTTTGATAGTACCTCTAAAGTTTACGACCCATCTACAGGAAAAGTAATCAGAGATAAAATTTCAGTAATGAGTGTTAACACACAACCGGATGTGTTGTCTGCATTTAATCAAAATTTTGATTGGGAAATTATTGACGAATATTTAGGCAGTGACGGATATATCGACACTAAAAAGATTTCTATTAGCTTTTTTGACAGCAATGAAGATGGCATAGTTGACGATCCAGAATTATTTAAAAATATTGTTAGTCCTTTGACAAATAGTACATCTAAGTTTATTTTTCAAAAGCGTCAAGTGGCGCTAGACGGCTCCACTGATTTTTATTACATTGAAAATACCAATAATCTAATCAACGTATATCTAAGCCAAGAAGCCGTTCCTCTAACATTAGATGACGGACAGTTAATTTATATTATTAAAGAAAACTTAGTTAAAATATTTAATAAATCATCAACTAGTTTTATAATTACTAATGAATATAAAGGATTCTTAGGTAGAGATAATTTAAAATTTCAGTATACTCACGCCGCAGATAACTCGTCAAGGCTAGATCCTGCCGCAACAAATATAATAGATATTTTTATGTTAACTAAAACATATGATTTATTATATCGCCGCTGGTTGCAAGGCGAGGTAGTAACTAAGCCGTTGCCTCCTAGTAGTGACTCACTGTACCTCAATTTTAGTACAGATATAAACAAAGTAAAATCTATAAGTGATGAAATTGTTTATCACCCTGCAAAATATAAACCATTATTTGGTAAAAATGCCGCGTCTAGCCTGCAAGGTATATTTAAAGTGGTAAAAAATTCTAATGTAGTAATAAGTGACAATGACATTAAGTCCGGGGTCATAACTGCAATTAACGAATTTTTTGCTTTAGAAAATTGGGAATTTGGTGATACGTTCTATTTTGGAGAACTATCTGCATATATTATTCGTCAACTAAGTCCTAATCTAGTAAACATAGTAATTGTACCAAGACAACAAGATTTAGCCTTTGGTAGTTTATTTGAAATAACATCAAATGCAGATGAATTATTAATTAGTTCTGCAACAGTTGATGATATTGAAATTATTTCAGAGATTACTGCGGCAAGAATTAATTCAAGCGGCACAGTACTAACATCAATTCCGTTAAACAATAATGACATCACAAGTGCGTAAAGAAGGAATATTACATGGCATTCGATAACAACCAACAAGAATCAGCGTTACCTATTGGCGACAATAATAAAAGGACGTCATTAGATTTTCTACCCAAGTATTATAGAACTTCTGCTAATCAAAAGTTCTTAAGTGCTACCGTTGATCAAATGATCAACGAGGGAACTGTTGGGAAAGTAAACGCTTTTATTGGTCGTAAAAATACACCTGCATTCACATCAACAGACAGATATCTAGAAGAGGTCAGTGTTGACAGAGCCGCGTATCAACTTGAGCCAGCTATCATTTCTAAAGACTCTTTAGATAATGTTACATTTTTTAAAGATTATAATGATTATATTAATCAATTAAATTTCTTTGCAGGCACTACCTTAGATCATAGTAAAGTTAATAGCGAAGAATTTTATGCGTGGAATCCCAACATTGATTGGGATAAATTTGTTAACTATAGAGAATACTACTGGTTACCAAACGGTCCTCAACCCATTACAGTTTTAGGACAGTCAGCAGATATTAATAGTACGTATACTGTTAAATTAGTTAATCAAGTTGACAATATTTCTTATTTGTTTACTCCTGACGGGTTAACGGCAAATCCTAAATTTAAATTATATCGCGGACAGACATATATCTTTGAAATAGACTGTGAAGACCGTCCATTTGCATTTAAGACAGTTAGAACTATAGGAGATGCAGACTTATATACGTCCGGCATCACAATAAGAGATGATAAAAATACAATTATTTCCTCTACTTCACATGTTAAAAAAGGTTCTATTGAGTTTACAGTACCGTTAAATGCTCCTAATATTTTATATTACGTTAGCGAAACTGATATAAACACCTCGGGATATTTTACAATTTTTGATATTACTGAATCGACTTATATAGAAGTTGACACTGAAATTATCGGTAAAAAATATTATACTACTAGTAGCGGAACTACGTTATCTAACGGAATGAAACTGTCATTTCCTGGACAAGTGACTCCGGAAATATACTCAACTGGTAATTGGTACGTTGAAGGCGTCGGTACAGCAATTATCTTAGTAGCAGAGAAAGATCTTGAAACACCGTCTTTGTACACTTCTGACTTAGAAGTTGAATTTGATAATGAAAATTTTGATACACAGGGATTTGATGTAAACACTAACTTCCCAGCAAATAAAGATTATCTAGTTATTAATAGAGGAAGCAATGATCGAAATCCGTGGAGCCGCCATAATCGCTGGTTCCACAAAAATTTAATTGAAGCATCTGCAACAGCAAACAATCAACCATTAATATTAGATCAAACAGCAAGAGCCAAGCGCCCAATTATTGAATTTAATTCAAACATTCAATTATGGAATTTTGGTCGTATTGCCAAACAGAACGTAACATTAGTTGACACCTTTACTACAGATGTATTTTCTACAATTGAAGGTAGCTACGGTTATAATGTTGATAACATTAATCTAGTTGAAGGCATGCGTGTGTTATTTACAGCAGATACTGACGTTAGAGTTTCTGGTAGAATATTTACAATAAGTTTTGTCACTCATCTAGGGCAACGTAGAATCACACTATTGCCTACAGCTGATACTGATCCACAAGATGGCGAAGCTGTTTTAGTAACAGAGGGACGCAGTTATAGAGGATCAATGTTCCATTACATGGATGGCACCTGGATACAGAGTCAGACTAAAAATAAGGTCAATCAAAGTCCCTTATTTGAAGTAGTAGACCCTACTGGAATAAGTTATGGAAACACAACAAAGTATCCTGGTACTACATTTAGCGGAACAAAATTATTCAGTTATCAACCAGGCACCTCCTACGATGATGAATTAAATTTTAATATTTCATATAGGAATATTGGCAACTTTGGCGATATTGTTTTTAATTTTAATCTTCATACTGACAAACATACCTATCAAAGTAATGCAAATTTAACAGCACCGATTAATATCGAATTAGGTTACCTACGACTTAATAATACATTAACTTCGTTTGATCATGCCAACGGATGGTCTATTGCTAGTACAAAAACTAAACAATTTGTTGTTAGACAATATCTAATTGACCAAGTACGTAATATGTTCTTAATTGATGCATATGCAGATAGTGGTTTATTAACTGACTTAACAGTCAAGGTGTATGTAAACGGCCAAAGAAAATATAACACTGACTATACAATTAGTATTATTAACAATCAAGCCTATGTTGAATTCTTTAAAGATTTAGTTATTGACGATGTGTTGATAGTTAAAACAACTTCTACATCACCAAAAATTAATGGGTATTATGAATTTCCATCTAACTTAGAACATAATCCTCAAAACTTAAACTTAGATACATTTACCTTAGGCGAAATCAACAACCATGTAAGTTCAATTGCAGACAACATTGATTCATTTATAGGAACAGTTCCTGGATCTGCAAGCCTTCGTGATTTAGGAAACATTACGCCGCTGGGAACAAAAATTGTTCAACACGCCGCGCCGCTGTTACCTATCGCATATCACATTACTAGCAAAAATTATAATGTAATTAATGCATTAAAAACAGCTAGACTTGATTATGCAAAATTTAAAAGAAACTTACTACGTAAAGCAACTGATTACGGATATGACGGTGTAACACGAATCCATCTAGATTTAATTTTAAAAGAAATAGTTAAAGACTTTACAAATGCTAGCCCGTATTATCTAAGCGACATGTTACCTGCAGGCCCTAGTTTTATTTTCGAGCAAGAAATAATTGACGACTCTATTACTGAATATCCGTTGACTTTTGACTTTGATCTTACCACTGTTAGAGAACATGCTGTACTAGTATATGTAAACGACGAATTGTTAATACACGGTAGTGATTATGAATTTGTTGACGTTAATTTTGTAAAAATCTTATCAACAATTGCTTCCGGCGACAATTTAAAAATTGTGCAATATGAAAAAACAGATGGATGTTTCTTACCACCGACACCGACAAAGTACGGACTGTATCCTAAATTTGTGCCGCAAATTTTTATTGATACTACGTATCAAACTCCAACTAAAGTTATTCAAGGTCACGACGGTAGTATTACTGTGGCATTTAATGATTTTAGAGATGACTTATTATTAGAATTTGAACGTAGGATTTACAATAATATTAAAGTTACATATGATACTAGTCTATTTGATATCTATGATTTTATTCCTGGATATAACAGAACTACTGACGTATCATTTGCTGATCTTAATCTCATCATGGCAGGAGACTTCTTGCATTGGTCAAATCTAATAGCTGACGACTATACTAAGCATTCTTTCTTTGTACGTAGTAATCCAAAAACTTATAATTACAGAGAATTTAGATCATCAACTGGCACAGAACTTCCAGGATTTTGGAGAGGTATATTCAAATTAGTATACGACACTGACCGTCCGCACACACATCCGTGGGAAATGTTAGGATTTAGTATTAAACCAACCTGGTGGGAAACTGAGTACGGTCCTGCCCCATACACTAGTAACAATTTAATTTTATGGAATGACCTAGCTAATGGTATAGTTAGAGCTCCTAATACTAATGTTGTTAAAAATTTTAAATTTGTAAGACCTCATCTGTTATCAATGTTGCCTATAAATGAAGACGGCGAGTTACTGGCCCCTAGCGATATTGGAATCATCGACGGTTATACTTCATCATTAATTGAAGGTAAATTTAGATTCGGAGACCAAGCACCGATCGAATCTGCATGGAGACGTAGTGCAGAGTATCCATTCTCTTTAATAACAGCATTAACTATATTAAGACCTTCTCAGGTATTCTCCAGTTGTTTTGACCGTACTCGACAATATAGAGACGATACTGGACAATTAGTTTATAAAGTAGATGGAGGAAATTTAAGATTCAATGTTGCTAATTTAATTACACCTAGCACATCAGATAGTGCATCTAGAGTGCATACTGCTGGGCTAGTAAATTACATCACTGATTATATTATTGGAAGACAATCTCTTTCAGAAATTCCAGTTTACAAAAATGAATTAACAAATCTAATAGTTCGCCTATCAAGTAAACTTGGCGGATTTACTACTAAAGAAAAATTTAAATTAATTCTTGATAGTCGCAATCCGCTAAACACTGGCAATGTTTTTATACCAGAAGAAAATTATAATATAATTCTTAACACTAGCAGTCCAGTATTATCTATTGACTACAGCGCAGTAATTATAGAAAAAGCAACAACTGGCTTTGTTATTAGAGGATATAATAAATTTCTTCCTGCATTTAAATATTTGAAACCTTTAATAATTAATCACGATGCTGAAATCAATATAGGCGGTGTATCTGCCAGCTTTACTAATTGGACTGCTAATCAGTATTACACTAAAGATAAGATTATATTTTTTAATAATCAATATTATAGAACAACAGTGTCACATCAAGCATCAGCAGTATTTGAAATTAAATATTTTGCTAAGTTACCATCATTGCCGTTAACAGGTGGTAGACAAATTATTATTAGAACAAAATTTGAAGACACTATTTCCACACTGCATTACGGTGCTGAATTAAGAACTATTCAAGAAGTAGTTGACTTTCTATTAGGTTACGGCGCATATTTAAAATCAATAGGCGTACTGTTTGAAAATTTTAATCCTACTATTAGAACAATAACTGATTTTCAAACTAGCGCAAAAGAATTTGCATTCTGGACTACTCAAAACTGGTCAGCCGGCGCAGTAATAAGTGTAAGCCCGTGTGCCGAAGAAGTTAAATTTAGTCAACAATATTCAGTAGTTGATAACATATACGACAGTTTTTATGAGTATTCAGTGTTAAAACAAGATGGCGCGGCCCTGTCTTCATTGTACACAGGTAATACTAGAGAAGGAAACTTATTCACACTATCTCCTAAAAATACTGCTGACGGCATTTACCATGTTACTTTAAATTTAGTACAAAAAGAACATGTTCTTATTTTAGATAATAATACTATATTCAATGATATCATATATGATCAAGTACAGGGATATAGACAAGAACGTATCAAAGTAGTTGGCTATAGGACAACTAACTGGAATGGAGACTTTGATATTCCAGGATTCATTTACGACCGTGCAATAGTTAAACTTTGGAAAGTTTGGACTGATTATAAATTAGGTGATACTGTTAAGTACAAAGAATTTTATTACAGCGCAAAAACTAATGTTCCCGGCAGCGAACAATTCAGTTATTCGGAGTGGAATAAGTTAGAAGCTAGACCCCAACCTAAGTTAATTCCTAACTGGGATTATCGAGCTAACCAATTCCCTGACTTCTATGACTTAGATACTGACAGCTTTGATTTAGACCAACAAAAATTTGCACAGCATCTTATCGGTTATCAAAAGCGCCAGTACCTTGAAAACATTATTAATGACGATGTAAGTCAATACAAGTTTTATCAAGGATTTATAACTGAAAAGGGAACAGAAAATAGTTTTGCTAAATTGTTTGATGCATTAAGCACTAGCACTAAAGAAAGTTTAGAATTTTACGAAGAATGGGCTATTCGCATAGGTCAATACGGCTCTAATGCAGGATTCGATGAAGTTGAGTTTAGACTAGATGAAGTTAAGTTCTTAATTAATCCACAACCGGTGGAATTAGTGAAATCTATTGATAATTCATTAATAGATTTCGTTTATAGAATTTTACCCGACCAAGTTTACCTAAAAAGTAAGACATATTCGCACTCACCATTTGAAACTCATCAGTTACCGAATTACTATGTATCGACTGCTGGGTACGTTAACTCTGAAGATGTTGAATACAAATTAAACACTATAGACGAGATATTGTCTGTTGATATAAACAAACTAAACGACGGATACTATTTCTGGACTGCTAGTGATAAAAATACTTGGAATGTTTATCGTTTTACACTATTTGAAAATTTAATTAGAAAATTTGCAATTATACAAAACACTATTCGAATTACATTAAACAGAGTTGTTGATACTGATATTGCAGTTGGCAGCTACGTTGGTGTTAACAACACTATAGCAACGCTAGAAGGATTTTATAAAGTTACTGCGGTTGGTGTAGACTACATCGAATTTGATAAACCAAAATTGCTTAACACCGCAGATACTGTTGATCTAACTTTAAATTTATATAAGTTTGTATCAGTACGAGTACCGTCGATCGAGATTATTAATAATTTAGGAATAGCCGCTAAGAAAGACGGCGACCTAGTGTGGGTAGATGGTACTGATAATCAATGGGCAGTTTGGAAATATCAAAACAGCTATAATCTAACAACAGTTGCTAATAACAAATCACATTTTGGTATTAGTGTATCTGTAAATGAAGTTAGTACCGTGATGATAGTTTCAATAGAAAACAGTATGCTATATTATACTAGACCTACTGCCAAATCTAACTGGGCATATAGAGAAGAGCTAAGTCCAGTTACTACACAGGATGCTAATAATCCTAACCCAACAATACTGTTAACAAATAATTCATTTGCCTCGTCGACATCTGTCAGAGGCGATGGTCTTTATCTGGCCGCAGGCGCACCAGCCGCAAATGCCGCACCCTTGGTTGTAGGCTCAACAACATCAACCGGTAATAGATTAATTTTATCAGCAGGAACTACTGCTAATTTTATTCTTAACGGTCCAATTGTCTTTTTAAATACTGCACTTGGCACTATAGTTGCTGGCAGGACATATTATGTGTCACAAATTATAGACCCAATACGTTTTACAATATCTTCTACTCCTGGTGGAGAAGTATTTGTATTAGAAAATCGTGCTGGAGCAATGCCAGTATATGCTAATCACGGATATGTTGTCTTATACACTCGTAACGCTAACGGATATTACGTATTTTCAAATCTAGTAACAGCACCTACTAAAACAAACAATCAATTTTTTGGACACAAGGTAGCAATAGTTGGTGATAAATTATTTGTAGCGTCAAGAGGCTCTGTAACTGTTGCGCCTTCGTTGACTGTATATTACATTTCAAAACTTGTAGCAAATGCTCTCGATGCAACCTTTGTTAGCAGTAGCGCAACAGTTGGATCTCCTGTAGTATTCACTGCTGAGTTTGCGGCAGGTCTTAAGCTAAAAGATATGTCAGTAGCTGCCAACGGCAATGTTATCCTTTCTTTTAGTGATGATTCAATTAACGGAAATGATAAAATTCGTGTATGGAACTATTCTAATAATTACGAATTTAATAAAGCCGTACAAACTATAGAATCTACATTACCAGCAAAGTCAAATTTTGGTTCTACTATTGCAGTATCTAAAGATGGTGGCAAACTGGCGATTGGAGCCCCAACATATTCTAATACTCATCTAAATGAAGGAGCAGTTGAAGTATACTATAATATTCCTTCTGCATTTAACACATGGACAGTTGTGTTACCTGGAGTAACAACTTCTAGTGTGACCCAAATAACAATTGAACCTGGAATAAAAACTTTTACAGTAAGAAAGAGCGGAACCGGGTTGCTATTAAATGTAGTTGCAACTTTTGGCACCCTGCGAGCAAATCCGGTAATTGCTAATGCAGGAACTAACTACGCAGTAAATGATATTGTTTTTATCTCAGGTGGTGACGGCAAAGCAACTTACAAAGTTACACAAGTTAACCCAACTACTGGAGCAGTTGTTGCCGGCGAATTATTAACTAGAGGTATAAATTACAATTCTAACCCATCAACTGTAACTATTCCAAAACCTTTAAACATTTTAGATTTACAAGGTGTTACGATCACACGCGATTTATCTAATTATATGGTCGGTGTTGTAACGTCATATGATGACGCAACGGCTACTCTAGTAGTTAATGTCAAAGAAGCATACACTCCTGGACTATATGTACTTAGAGAAAAATTGAGTAACCCTTATAATAGAGGCAGTGAGTATTTTGGTTCAACTGTTAAATTTAATACAGTTGGGGATCAGTTAGCAATTGCCAGTGCTGGCGGACGTCAATTGGCCCGTACACAATTTGATAACAATAAGACTGTTTTTGACCTAGATGCTACTACGTTTTTAGAAACTGAATTAGGATCGGGTAGTGTAATGTTATATGATTACTACGAAAATAAATTTATTTTCTCTGACAGTTTAGATGTTGGTGATGCAGTTGGATCTAATTACGGATCTTCTATTGCTATGTCTGACAGAGTGTACATTAGTGATTACAATATACTGACTGGCGCAGTTCATGAATTTTATTCTGAAAATAAATCTTGGTATAAATTTAGAACTCCTAGTCAATTAGTTAATATAGATAAAATTAAATCTGTATTCTTATACGACATTGAAGATAGTAGTATAATTACATATCTTGATATCGTAGATCCTCTACAGGGTAAGATCTTAAGTATTGCTGAAAATGAATTAAAGTTTAAAACATACTACGATCCTGCAACTTATACTATTGGGAACGACACCGTAGTAGTAGACACACTAATGAGTTGGAAAGAAAAACAAGTTGGACAATTATGGTGGGATTTAAGTAGTGCCAAGTTTATTGATCCTAATCAAGGCCCTATATTATATAAAGCCAACTCTTGGAATACGCTATTTGAAAATCAATTAGTAAGTATATACGAATGGGTTCAAAGCGAATACACTCCGTCAGAGTGGGACAAATTAGCCGACACTGAAGCAGGATTAACTCTTGGCATTAGTGGTACTAGCAAATACGGCAGTACCGCCTATAGTATTAGCAAAACATTTGATACAATTAGTAAAACATTTAAAAACATATATTACTTCTGGGTTAAAAATAAAGTCACAGTACCTAATATAGACGGTAGGCTAGTTTCTGCCAGAGATGTTGCAAACTATATTAGCAGTCCTAAAAATATGGGAGTTAGCTACATATCGTTCCACGGAGCAGATCAGTTCTCGTTAGTTAATTGTAAAGATTTAATTGCCAGCAGAAAAGTATCGTTAAATGTTCGTTATTGGATTATTGATAATTTTGAACAATCAAATATACACAGCCATTATCAATTATTATCTACAAGTGATATTGATAAACCAATTAATCAGTATGTTGAACAAAAGTGGATTGACAGTTTATCAGGATTTGATAAGTTAGGCAACGAAGTTCCTGATGCAAAACTTCCAGTAAAATTAAAATACGGTATCCAGAGTCGACCAAGACAAAGCATGTTTGTTAATAGAGTCGAAGCACTTAAACAGTTTATTGAACGTGTTAATTCTGTAATGGCAACGCAGTCTATAATAGATGATGTTGATCTTACTAGCTTAAATTCTAAAGATGAAGCGCCGAGTTTAGGTTCAGGAAAATACGACTATGAAATTAGTTCTTACAGTCAGATTAGATTTGTAGGAACAAACGAGATAGTCAGAGCAGTGCTATCTCCTGTAATTGAAAACGGAAAACTTGTTAGAGTTAATATATTAACTTCGGGTAAAGGATATATTAATCCTCCCGAAGTTACAATTAATGGAATAGGCAGTGGCGCAAAGATTACCACTATACTTGGATTAAAAGGCCAGATTATTTCAGCAGTAGTTGATAAGCCAGGCAGCGGATACCTTGACTCAACTACGTTATCTGTACGCACACTATCTGTTCTAGTTATCTCAGATGAAACTGCAAATAATAGATGGGCATTATATACCTGGAATTCTTTAAAGAAATCTTGGTTTAGAGAACGCACACAAACATATGATACTACTCGTTATTGGAAATATATTGACTGGTATTCTGCAGGATATAGTGAGTTTACTAAACTAGATCATATACTTGATTTTGCATATCAACTACCTAGCGCCAGTATTGAAATTGGCGAAATAGTAAAAGTTAATAATCAAGGGATCGGCGGATGGGTACTATTAGAAAAAATTGATAATCAAGATGTTCTTGAAACAACAGTTAATTACAAAACTGTTGGGCGACAATCTGGAACAATTAAATTTACTGATAATCTATATCGCTTTGCAGATAATGCAGAAGGATTTGACGGCCCAACCTTTGATTCGTATGTGTTCGATGACCAGCCAAAGGCAGAATTAACAGTTATTCTTGATACAATTAAAAATGTAATTTTTGTTGACAATTTAGCAACTGCATATAAAGACTTATTCTTTGCTAGTTTAAGATATGCATTCAGCGAACAAAAATTTATTGACTGGGCATTTAAAACAAGTTTTGTACGATCAAAACATAACCTTGGTCCGTTAAAACAAAAACCCACATATCAAAACGATAACTTACCTAGCTATCAAGAATATATCAATGAGGCTAAACCTTATAGAAGTAAAATTCGTGAGTTTGTTAGCACCTACGAAATTGTTGAACCAACAGGCAGTCAGGTATCTGACTTTGATTTACCTCCAAAATACGACCAGACTACTAATACAGTAATACCTTTTCAAACTAGTATTTCAGATGGTATACTGACATACAGTAGTAATGACATTAAACAATATCCATATAGTGATTGGTTATATAGTGTTGGATTCAATTTAACAGAAATACGAATAGTAGATGGCGGATCGGGTTACGTAACTGCTCCTATTATAACAATTGAACCAGCACCTGCTACTATTACTGCTAAGGCATATCTATCATCTGGTAGAATTTCTACTATTGTTATTAGCGATCCGTTCAAAGAAAATTTCTTAGTAACTCCTACTATCAGAATAGAAGGATCACTTGCTGATAGCGGCACTCCTGCTAGAGCAGTGGCAATATTATCTAACAGTCTAGTACGATCAACAAAGATTGGTATTAAATTTGATAGAGTATCGTCTGAATATACATTCGGGTCAATAGTATCTAAAGAAACATTTATTGCTAGCGGATCTAAAACTAGATTTGAATTAGCTTGGCCAATTGATGTTATTAAAACACGTACTACAGTATCTGATAACAACGGAGAAATTTTAGGAGCTGATTATATAGTATTCAACGAAATTGATAATAGCTATTCTTATACTCGATATAGGGGAATATTACAATTTAATTTAGCGCCATCAAACTTATCTAAAGTTGTAATTGAATACTACAAAAATATTAACTTATTAAATGCGGCCGATAGAATCAATTATTTTTATAATCCTAAAGCTGGCCAACTGGGTAAAGATCTTGGTCAATTAATGCAGGGCGTTGATTACGGTGGTGTAGAAATTACCGGTATTGGTTTTGATGTAGGATCTGGATATGATGCATTACCTTGGTTTACTACAGGCTACGATCAGTTTGATCCAGACTTTACAGACTTCTTAATTAAGAGTGACGGCATTGCTAGATCATTTACTTTAAACTATGCTCCTACGGAAATAGAATATATTAACGTATACTGGACTGGCAATAGAAGTTACATTACTGCAACACCATTAGGCACCGGATCTGTTGATAGTTCGTCTTTATTTGTTACTAATGCTAACGGAATTAAAAAAGGACAGTTGGTTTTAGGAATTGGTATACAATCAAATACTATTGTATCGGATATTGTCGGCGCAAAAATAACATTAACTAAAGCACTAGTACAGACAGCGTCTGGAGTATACTCGTTTAGAACAACAGAAACGTTTAATAGACGACTAGACGATCCAAATTATATCACAGTTAAACCGTTGCTTGACAAACTAATTGCTGTTAAAAATGAAAAAATAGCTATTGCAAATGGGTTAGCAACTGCCCAAGAAGACAAAGATTTTAACATTGTATTGCTTGCAGATCTAACACGTCAGCTTGATGTACTATTTGATGCTAGAACTGCGGCCGAGGCAATATTGCTTCAAGCTCAACTTGCGTTGGATGCCGCAATTATTCTCGGCAATCAACCAATAATAGATCAAGCGCAAGAAGTAAAAGATGCTAAACAGGCAATTTACGATGATTTAAATTCGGCTTATATTGTTGCCCAACAAAATGCAGTTACCTCACAGCTTGCTAGAGATAATGCAATTGCTCTAATATCTACTGGTGCTAGTCAACTAGCCGCATACGAAGGAACAAGTACTATTGCTTCTGTACAAATATTTGATATCTTTGGAAGATTGATACTGCCAAATGGTCTAAGATTAGTTGGACAAAGTATTAGAATAACTGGAACATTAAGCAATGGTTCTATTCAGGGATATGTTTCCGGCACCACTTACTACATTGGCGAAATTATTAACAGTACTAGTGTGCGTTTAACAAGTACGTATGCTAAAGCATTGGCTACTGGAAACAATAGATTCGATGTTGTAACAACCGCTGGTACAATAACTCCCGGAGCTACAGTTACCCTTAACGGAAAAGTTAATACTGTACAACATGAAATTGAGAATTTTCCAAGTATTGTAAATCAAGATGCTATTATGAATTCCTTTATTGGCAACGGTACAAGTACCGGACCAATTGTGATACCTAATAATTCAACATTTACCACAGCATTTGGTATAGACATCCAAGCCGGTGATAGTATTATATTAAGAAAGAATACCAGCGACGGCAGCTTTAAACCTAGTGATATTACCTACGATACTCAATTATTTGGCGGCGACTTTGCTTATGTAAGTGCTACTGGATTAGCGGCAGAAGATATCAACGTCGACGGCGACGGATTTGTTACTACAACATCGAGCTATGCTCCGGAAGAAGTAGTAACAGGACAGGTCGTGGATACAGTTGATATCACAGTCTATCATAAAATTGGTGACGGTGCTCCTGTAATTGAAACAGTACGTTATCTAACTACAGGTGACGTTGGATTTAGTTATACAGCACCGAGCAACGGCCCAGGCGGTTACACTGTACAAGAAAACTCATTAACAGTTGGTATTCCTAATCCAAGTTGGGCGTCTGCTATTATAGCTAATCCCGGTAATTATCGTCTTAGCTTTAATGGCGGACCGAGTAATGTAGTTATTGGCAGTATTAGTGGGCCGCAGGCCGGAACTAACATCTACACATTAACAGGGATTTGGCCAGCAAACTCTACTGGTTTTCCAGTAACTATTGCTAGCAATAACTATGCCCCTGCTAGTAGTGTATTTGATATTGGCCAACGTCCTGGAACTTCAACTTCGGTTATTGTAAAAGTTAACGGAAATATTATCAAACAAGATGTAAATTATACAGTTAATTTTGCTGACCAACAAATTGAATTAATTACTAATTATGCACCGGGCTTAGAAGTTGTTATAACCAGTATCAGTCAAAACGGTCTAAACATCTTAGATTTGGATTATTTTATTGGCGACGGAACTACTACTGAATTTATATCAACTGCTAGATGGGCAAGTGAACCCACTGCATTTGTTACTATTAATGGCGATGCCGCGAACGTAACAACTTTTAAAACAACTAGTCAATATACTTTAGTTGGTACTATTGGAATACGTTTTGATACTGCACCGCCTGCTAATTCAATCATTAACTATACAATTTTAGGATCAGCAGTCGACTCTATTAGTAAGGTACAAAAACAAACAATTATACATAATGGTATCGACACAAGCTATCCGTTAACTCGTAACCCTGAATTTATTAAACCTCTATCTAATAATGTATTAGTAGTAACTGAAGGCAGTGTTTTAAGACCACCAGATACTTTCTATTTTATAGTAGCAGGCGCAAGTAGAACATATACTATTGACAGTTCAAGATACGCATTTAACACTGTAGATAGTAGCACAGTCATTGTTGCAGTTAACGGTGTAAACATTGTGCAAGGTATTGACTATTTTTGGTTTCCAGTGAACAATCAACTCAAAGTTAAAAAAGGCGTTGCAACAACTGGAGATAAAATTTCATTATCAATAGTTGCAAATTCTGATTATAATATAATTTCCGTAGACGGTAACTTATCTGTTGAGTTGCTAGGAGATTATACTGCTAACACAGTAATTACTGTAATTACTTTTAGTAATCACGATATACTTGAAATTGAGCGTGAGCACGATAAAACGTCCTCAGCTTCGACACTAGTAGCTGGCGCAAAAGAGTATTACAGATTTAATCAGTTATCGGGTGGTAGAATTAAGTTACGTAGACCGGCTATTGGTTCTCAGTATGTTTGGATCACTTTAAACAGAAAACTACTAACACCCAATGTTGACTATGCGTTAGAAAGCAACATGAATTACATTAGTTTTACACCGACACTTGTGCCGACGCCTAGTCCCACTCCTAGCATAGCTTATTTTAGAGTAACAGACGGCGTCGGGCGTAACGATTTTGTAATTAAATTAACAGACCCAGAAAAAATTCAAAATGCCAGAGATCAACTAAACAATATTGTTCCTAAACTCCACCTTACTGGCTTGATTATAAAAAGCACAGTAGATTACAATCCAAATTACGGCTATCATTACGACCCTGATACTATTGATTTTTTTGAAGTTGCAATGGAAGTCTGTGATGCAACTTTTGAATATACTGAAGAAAATTTAGCAGATGCCGGCGGAGCATTTTTGCCAGGATTGAGATTGTGTCCTTGGGGCAGTCTCTTAGTAGAGGAAGTCTCCTTAGCACCAAGTATTATAGATGTAATTGCATTTAGTAATAAAATAACACGAAACAGTTTTGGTTATAAAATATTTAAAGACATGTTGAATAAAAACACATATTTAAGAATCGACGACTCATCTTCTACTACACTATCTAAAACATTAAATTATTATGACAATGTTATAGAATTAGTTGACGGCTCGGCGTTGCCTGAACCAAGTGCTAGATTAAATAAACCTGGAGTAGTATTCATTGATGGCGAACGCATTGAATATTTAAGAAAAGAAGGCAATATTATTCGACAACTAAAACGTGGAACATTAGGAACTGGGGTTAAGACAGTACATGCTGAAGGTACTCTAGTAAGAGATCAGAGTATTGTTCAAACTGTTCCGTATAAAGATGAATTTATTTCATCGGTAACAGTATCAGACGGATACACTAATGGCTCTAGCATCTATGTTAACTCTCCTGAGCTAATAATAACATCAGTGACTTTCCCTGGAGAAGATCAAACAGCAGACTTATCCGGCAGTCAAACAGTAACAGTTACAGGAATTGGATTTAAAATTAATGTCAAGGTCTTTGTTGGAGATGTTGAATGCGTAGTTAACAGACTAAGCAATACAACATTGACTTTTATAACACCGGCTAAATCAGTTGGAGCATATGATTTAGTAATATATAATCCTGCAATTACTTCATTACCACAATTTACAACAGTGTCAGCTACTGGAATAGTAACAGCCGCGAGCCTAACTACTACAATAACTGGACTATCAAATGCTAACAGTATATTCCGTGCCGGTATGGTCTTAACTAAAATAAGTGGTGATGGATCAATTGGCGGCTATACTATAATTACCGAAGTTAATAGTAATACACAAATCACTATTAAATCGACCACAGCAAACGTATATGGAACTATACAGTTTACTGGAGCAGAAGACGTAAAAACTATAACTATTGCTGGTACTGTTAATACTGCGGGATTAGTGTCTACTGTTACATTAACTGGTTCTTATGTAAAAAATGGATTAACAATTCCTAATAATACAAGCGGATTACAAGTAGGACAAATTGTTAGCAAAGTTTCTGGTGCCGGAAACTTTGGTACATTGGCGATTATTACGTCTATTAATAGCTTGACTACATTTACAGTTACAGCTACTAGTGTAAATACGATTGGATCACTAATATTCAATATTAATAATCAAACACCGACTAGTAGAGTAATTTCTAAGGGAATTAAGTATCTAAAGATACAATTAGACTTTAAACTGACTGTACCTGTTGCAGACAATACGTGGTATAGAAAAACTATACCGTCAGCATATAATCAGTGTAATGATGTAGAAGTATTTGTAGCAGGCCGTAGATTACGCAAGACTTCATACACTATTTGGAATCCAAATATAGGGCCAGATAGTCCAAGCGGTGATGTAGCATACGAAGCTGAATTTTCAGTAACGGCCGCAGGTAATCAACAGCCGATGCAGATTCGTTTAACTGAAGTACCCGAAGCAGGGCAGTATATTGTAGTTCAAAAGCGTGTAGGTCAAGCATGGTCTACAGAGGGTATTGGTTTAGCTGATTCTGGGTCTGACCCAGCTAAGTTTATTAGATCAACTTACGCTCTGTTGCCGGACAAGAATAAAGTATAAGAAAACTATTAAAATAAATACATTGTATAGGTGAAAACAACATGACAACAAAACCAGATGAAAATTCGGGAATATTACTCCAAGGACATATTAAAATTTGGGATCCCGTCTCTCAAGAGATTATCGTTAACAAGCGCAATGCTATTCATTATGAGAATATGAGTATTGCCTTGGCACAGAGTCTCGCAAACGAGGGTATAGGAACAATATATCAAATGAGCTTCGGAAACGGAGGAACAGCAGTAGATCCAACAGGAATAATTACATATTTGACCCCAAACACTACGGGATCTAATAGTAGTTTGTACAACGAAACCTATACTAAAGTAGTCAACGATCGTAGCACAAATAACGTTGATCCAACTCGCAATAAGATTGATGTTCGTCACGTTACGGGAACAAACTATACAGATATTTTAGTTACTTGCTTGCTAGATTACGGCGAGCCTAACAATCAAGAAGCATTTGACAATACAACATACTTAGACGGCGAATACGTGTTTGATGAGTTAGGTCTTAGAGCTTATAACCCAACAGGCACAGGTAAATTATTAACTCATGTTATTTTTCATCCTGTACAAAAATCACTAAATCGTTTAATTCAAATCGATTACACCGTTAGAGTGCAAAGTCTAACAGGTTTTAACGGAGCGTAAACATGGCATACCAAATTCGTTTTACCGATCAAATCAATAACACTCCGTTAGCCGTAGACGATAATACTACGAATTCAGTTACCAGTCTTAACTTTCCAGGACGAAATACTACAGGTTATGGGCAGGCATTAGGCGAAAACTTCCTACACCTATTAGAAAATTTTGCAAACACTAGTGAACCAGTCAACCCAGTTAAAGGTCAACTATGGTATGACACTAATGCTAGTATAAAGCAATTAAATGTGTATGACGGAACTCAGTGGGTAGCCGCTGGCGGCCTTAAAAAATCAAGTGGTAATCAACCCGACGCTGGCAATAGTTTACCGGGCGATCTATGGGTTAATACTGATACACAGCAATTATTTTTATTCTCTGGATCGGGTTGGATTTTAGTCGGACCTCGCTTTAGTGCAGGAGCTAGAACTGGAGCTGAACCAGAAAGTTTTAGAGACACTGATAATATTGAGCGTACTGTTATTAGTAATTATGTTGGCGGATTCCGTGTTGCAATATTCAGCACTGAAAAATTTCAACCTAAGACTACTTTACCTGGCTTTCCTTATATCTATGCAGGTGTAACGCTTAGTAGTTTATATAACGGATATTTTGGCACAGCAGAAAAAGCTAGTAAATTAATTGTATCGGGATACTTATCAACAGGTCTTGAAGCAGACAATTTTTTACGTGGCGATGTAATTACTAACAACTATAAAGGCCTTAACGTTAAAAGCAACACGGGTATCCAAATTGGTGCTGACGGCCAAATGGAACTTGCAGTTGACAACGGTGTAGGATACATTTATCAAAAGACATCTGGATCTAGTTTAGATATTCGTGTTAATAACAACGGTAACGAGCGAGTTGTTATCCGTGTAGACAGTCAAGAGCGTGTTGGCATTAACAATATTGCTCCACAAGAAGCATTAGACATTAGCGGAAATATACGCCTTGGGTTAACAGAAGAAAATCCTGACTCGTCAGGCCAGTTATTCATTAAAGGAACAACAGATTCTACAAGCATTGTTACTGGAGCATTTCAGCTAGCAGGCGGAGCAGGTATTGAAAAGAATTTGTTTGTTGGTGGAAATATTACATTAGATGGTAGAATTACTGTTGGTACTAATATATTTCCTGCAACTAATAACGGTTCTTCAATTGGTTCTGATCCCACAGTCGAAGGTGGAAAACAATTTAATAACATATACGCTAATAAAGTATTTGCCGCAACTGAGTTTAATGGCAAACTAGTAGGAACAGTTAAAGGATCAGTAGATGGATCTGCCACAAACTTAGCCAGTTCAACAATATTTGAAATGACTGGCGATGTAACTAGTAACGAAATTGAATTTGACGGAAAGACCGGAACAAATCCAGTGAATACTACAGTTGCATCTGGCAACGGAACTATTATTAAACTTGAGTTTGATGCTCAAACAGTAATTCCGTTCCCTGCAGGTACTGTAGTTGTTGTGTCTAATATTACCCCAGTGGCATATCGCGGTACATACAACGTTATCGAAGGAACAAAAACCTATATAACATTTAACGGAACAGCAACAGGGCCACAAGCAATTGCTGGAACTATTAGTCCGTCAGGAGTATTAGGTAATAGAAAACAGTTTGTTACTAATCTTAGTGAAACATTTGTTTCTGACAAAGCAGAAATAACAGCCGCTGCCGAATTGGGAGAAGGCGACGATTTCTTAATAAGTCAAGGAACTGCTGGCCTTAAGAAAATTAAAAAGAACACACTATTTTCAGCAATTCCACAACTACCCGTAGGAACCGTTGTACCATTTGCCGGACTCACAGCACCGATGGGCTGGCTACTATGCGACGGATCTGAAGTTTCTAGAATAAGATACGAAGCATTATATAATGTAATTTCTGGATTATATGGCAATGCTAATGCATATGATGCTACAACTAATCCGTTAGGCACAAAAGGATTTGACACATTTAAACTTCCTGACTTAAGAGGTCGATTTCCTCTTGGTGCTGATAATATGTTTAATGGTAAAAAAGTTCCTGATAGAAATAGCATATCATCAAAGATTGATACTATTACTTCACCAGCTGGTCGAGTTACTGATCCAAATGCAACTATTGATTATGCTGATCCTACAGTTGTACGTATTGGTGCAGGCGACGAAGAAATGCAATTAACTGTTAACAATCTTCCAGATCACGAACACGACTTAACAGGCAACCGAGACGGACGCTTCGGTGCATACAGCCCAACAGAATTAGCCGATACTGATTCTATTCCAGTTAAAGGATTAGGTGGTGCAAACGATACAGGCAGACTCTTAAGAACAAGCGGCGGCATATTAACAGAACCAGTAGGCGGACCATTCAGCCAACCGTTTAGTATTATGAATCCATTCCTAGCTCTAAATATGATTATTTGGACAGGCAAATTAACAGATTTTGATTCGGACTATAGATAATGACATATAAAATTAATAAAACTGACGGTAACGTATTAGCAGAGATTCCAGACGGTCAATTTGATACTGGCAGTAGCAGTCTTACGTTAATTGGAAAAAATGTTACAAATTTTGGTCAAGTGTTTAATGAAAACTTGGTAAAGCTACTAGAAAATTTCTCCAGTAGCACAGAACCAGAACACCCTATCAAAGGACAACTGTGGTATAATACCACTACCGGTAGATTAAATGTATATGACGGAAATTCTTTTAGAGCTAGTGGCGGCCCGCTTGTAAGTTCTATACGTCCTCTTAACTTGGTTCCGGGCGACCTATGGATTAACAACGAAACAAATCAATTGTTTTTTTATGATGGAGTTGACTTGACATTAGCAGGTCCGGTCTATACAGCACAACAAAAAACGTCAGGATTCTTAATTGACAACATTATTGATACCAATAACAGACTTAAAGTAGTTGCTAAACTTTTTGTTAACGGAGTACTATTAGGTATATTCAGCAATAGTGCATTTACACCAGCATTAGCAATTGAAGGATTTACTGGTCCTATAGGAGTTGGATTTTCAGCAGGTACATTAATTGGCACTAAATTTAATGTTACGGTGTCTCGGGCAGAAGGACTAATTACCGCAGGCGGTGACGTTAAAGTAGCAGACGATATTTTATACAACAATCAAGACGGTACAATTGTTGGATCACTAACAGTGCAATCAGTATCAGGTGTTAGATTATTAGGAGGCGATCCTGGAACCACTACTAGTGCCCAGGGTGATACTAACTTAAAACTTGAAGGTGGCAATTTTGTTATTGAAAATAATGAGTCAAGTAGAGCAATCGAAATTAAAACAAAACAACCAGTAGGCGGTGTAAAAACAGCAATATACATTGATTCCATAAATCAACGAATTGGATTTTTTAATCGAGCTCCTACTAAAGCAGTTGATATTACTGGAGATTTAAAAGTTTCAGGTAACTTGATCATAGAAGGCGATAGTTTTACAATCAACACAACTACTTTACAAGTTGAAGATAAAAATATTGAATTAAACAAATCGTCAACTGGAGTAGTAACCGACAGTGATGCCGACGGTGGCGGTATTACTCTACACGGCACTACTGACAAAACATTAACTTATTCGTATGCACATACAAGTTGGGATAGTTCAGAAAATTTTAATCTAATTACTGGTAAAGCCTACAGTATCAATTATAATTCTGTATTATCGGCCACTACATTAGGAGCCACAGTACTTAATTCCAGTCTAAAAACGTTGGGAAACTTAACTACTTTAGATATAGATGCCGGCTTAAATATTACTAATAATACAATCACTAGTAGTGTAACTGATTTAGTTATAACCTCTGCCACTAATTACATCGATATTGACGGTAAAACCCTTACTAATTCAGCAGATTTAAATTACGTTACTAGTAATGCATCAGATGTAACAAACAAAAAATATGTTGACGAACGTGTTAGTATTCGACCAGTTGCGCTAACACTAGATATCAGCGATTTTGACATAGCAACGCAAATTGGACGTGAAGCGGCAAATGCAAAAATTGTTGAAATTTTAACATACACCGCTTCTATATTCAATAGTGTCAATAATCCTCAAGGTATTGCTATTGAGGGAACTATTGCTAAAATTCATGCAACGCATTCAGCAGTGGTTGTTAATCCTATACAGTATAAGCCAGTACAAACTGGTACCGAGTTAACTGGTACTGAAACTATTGCATTTAGTAAAAATACAGTAAACAAAGGTGAAGGTAGCTTTGAAAACTTTTCAGTAGTAGAAGATATTATAGAAACACAAGTGATCCCAGCACCGTTAGCTAGCATTGTAACTACAAGATTTTATAAAAGATTTATTGTTGTTGAGCAACCGGACAATAGTTTAGCATGGGAATATATCACTGATTATGTACCAGCGGGAAATTGGAATAATGCTACAGCGTACTCAGTTAATGACCTTGTCATATTTGATTATAAAGAATGGATTTGTATTGTAGCTGTACCTTTGGGGCAAACAAACCCTGCAGGAAATGCTACAAATTGGAAACTTTTTGCATTAATTTAAAAGAACAAAGAGCGATAAATAATAATAACGTTAGTTTTAGGGGCTACTAGATGTCATATACAATAAACAGATGGAATAATGCAACAGTGGTAACAACTGTACAAGATGGTACAGTTGATCAAACTCTTGACATTCAGCTAGTTGGTAAAAATTATGCCGGCTACGGAGAAATTCAAAACGAAACATTTGTACACATGTTGGAGAATTTTGCAAGACAGATTCCTCCTCCAAATGCTATTTCTGGACAATTATGGTACGATACAACTAACAAAAAATTAAAAGTACATACAGGCGACATATCTGCCACTGCAAAAGTATGGAAAACGCTAACAGGTGCAGAATACAGCGCAATAGAACCACCATTTCCAACCCCGGGAGATCTATGGTTCGACTCTAATAAAGATCAATTAAAAGTTAGAATTGGCGGCCTAACAGCGGATTGGTTAACTGTTGGTCCTCAAAATGCAGGTACTGGCATTACACAAATGGTAAGCCGTAACGTTGTTGATGCTAATAATACACCTCATGGAATTATTGCCGCAACAGTTAACGGTGTAGTTAACTTTATTATATCAGAAGACGAATTTGTATTAAACATTGCAGATCCTGATAGTACTATAGTTGGTTTTACAGACCCGTCTTCTAAACAAATTAAGCGTGGTATCACATTTCCTAACGTTGATGCTGTTGGTATTAGCGGCACCAATGGCGGCGGCACATATAGAGTTTGGGGAACAGCTTCGAATGCATTACGTTTTGGCGGAAAACTTCCAGCAGATTATCTAAGCCCAGTAAACAATTTATTAACATTGCCATATCAGGTAAAAGTAAGCGTTGACGAAGGTATTACACTAGGAGCAAACGACGATTTAAAAATTGAAGTTATTGCTAACCAGCCACAAATATCTGCTAGATTAGGCGGTCAGCGTATTACGTTCTCAGTTAAACAAAATACAACCCCAGTATTTCCATTGGTAATTGACCAGTTTGGCATTAGACCAGATTTAACAAGTTCTGCATTTAATCTAGGTAGTACAAGTGCTAAGTGGGCAACAGTTTATGCCACTACTTTTGACGGTACAGCAACACAGGCCAACGCACTGAAAGTTGGTACATCGTATCTACAAGCTAGTTTTATGGCTACGAACAGTGGAGATACACTGGTAGCACGTAAGAGAAACAATGACGGAACTAGCACTATCTCTGCAACAACATTTGAGGGTAATGCTAGTACTGCTACAGTCTTAAAAACTCCACGTAATATTAACGGAAAACCATTTGACGGCAGCGGCAATATTAGTATTGAATACACTGACTTAGTTGGTAAACCAACTGACCCATCATACGTAACAGTTACATTAACTGGAGCAATTGCTAGCGATCAACAGGCTGTACCTAAGTCTTATGTTGATGCTAAATTTGGTGTTGGTGGTATTTTAGGTATTGCCGCAGGCGGTACAAATGCTTCTACTGATACACAGGCAAGAGCTAACTTAAAAGTACCACGTACAGATGGCGTCGGAGTAACGCCAAACTCTACTTGGAATATTAATATTGCACCAACTGCTGTTCCAATTTCTCTTACTAATAGTAATGCTACATTAGTAGGAACAAGTGGCGCGGCAACATCTACTACTATTGTTGTTTCTAATGTTAATACAATAGCTAATCCAGGTAGCATGCCTACAGGCAACGGCTACGACGATCTTGTTTCAGTAACTACAAATACTGTAGGTACTGGCTCTAAAACTTGGACAGTACAAAAAGTACCTGGTTGGCAAGTCAACGATAGAATTAGAGTAACTAAAACACAAAGCGGCGATACAATAACAATGGCTGGAAAAATTACAGCTATTGACTATATTGCATTAACAATAACTGTACTTGTTGACACATTCACTGGATCAGGTACTTCTTTAGCACCGTGGAGCTTCCAAGGTCTTGCTGATTGGAGAGTGGGTGCCAAAGTAACAGGCACTGCGATTACTGGCACTGTAACAATTACAGCCATCGTTCCTGATTCTCCTGCTTTAGGTCAACAAACTTTAACAGTTGCTTTTCCAAGTCAAACAGTTGCAGGTGCAGGGTCATTAACTATTGTAGCAACAGATAACGGTAACGGAATTGGCGGCAATGCGGCATCGGCTACTAAATCTAAAAATCTATCCGACGGAGCAATAGGCGACATACCTTATCAAACAGCCGCTAACACTACTAACTATCTTTCAATTGGCTCCGCTGGCTATGTACTACAGAGTACAGGAACAGTTCCAAAATGGGAAAATTTATCACAAATTAGCGTAGGTAGTTCTGCTCAGATACTTGTAGCTGATAAACCTACTGATGTAGGCACGTTTTATCCTGTATTTGTTACAGGAGGATTGCCTGGCACAGGAAGTCAACCAAGAAGTATATACGCCGACCAAACAACATTCTCATACGATACTAATCAAAACAAACTTACACTTGGCGATGGTGCTAACGGTTACGGAACTGTAATTGCTCGATTAAACGGCGATGTATTATCCCCAAATGGAACAGTAGTATTAAGCCAAGGAACTGGCGCAGGTACTAGTGCTTACTTTACAGGTAAAGCCGCAACAGCTGATAAACTACAACAGGCTAGGGCTATAACATTAGGTGGTATTCTTAAAGGTACACAAACATTTGATGGCAGTGGTGCTATCACTATCACAGCTGAGTTTGCTGACAATTTCCAATTATCGACTGGTAGTCTATCAGGTAACTACGTAGGACAATTAACTGGCAGTACCTATGTTACCTTAAATGAAGGTACTAATCCGTATGTTCCAGGTAGCGGCGACAATGTTAAAATTACCGTTACTGCTAGCACCAGTAACGTTGCTAATACATTAGTAGCTAGAAATAGCAGTGGCGACTTTAGCGCAAACGAAATTACTGCTGATAAATTTATAGGTATCGCTAACGAAGCATACTTTGCTGACTTGGCAGAAAAATACCTACCAGATGCAGAGTATGAAGTTGGAACTGTATTAGCTATTGGCGGTGAAAAAGAAGTTACTGCTAGCACCTACGGCGATTTAGCAATTGGTGTAGTAAGTGACAAACCTGCTTACCTAATGAATAAAGATCTAGAAGGTGGTGTAGCAGTTGCACTAAAAGGAAGAGTTCCTGTTAAAGTAATTGGCACAGTACGCAAAGGTCAACGACTAGTAGCAGCCGATAATGGATGTGCAGTAGCCGCTGTTCCGCATGCCAATGATGTATTTGCTATTGCTTTAGAATCTAGCAATGATACCGGAGTTAAAGTAATAGAAGCGTTTATACGTTAAACAGCCATTTCAGCTTTAATAGCTGGATCTGGATTGTAGTTATCCAATACAAAATCGTCGACTTTATACTCGGCGATTTTTTTGCCTGTTGTAAACACTAGTGAGGGTAATGTCTTAGGCTCTCTGCCTAGTTGAACTTCTACAGCTTCAGCGTGATTGTTATAGATATGACAGTCCCCGCCAGTCCAAACAAAATCTCCTACCTTAAGACCGCACTCGCTAGCAATAATGTGAACTAGTAAACTATAGCTGGCGATGTTAAAAGGTACACCTAGAAACATATCGCAACTACGTTGATACATTTGACAGCTAAGGTAACCCTCTGTAACATCAAACTGTGCCATAACATGGCATGGCGGCAATGCCATTTGATCTAGCTCAGGCGGATTCCATGCACTGATAATATGTCTACGACTATCAGGATTTGTTTTTAGATCGCTAATGAGTTTAGTTATTTGATCAACACCGCCGAAGTCTCGCCATTGTACTCCGTAAACTCGACCTAAGTCTCCTGGAAACTTTGCCTTATCTTGCCAATACGGTGCTTCGGCGTTAGCAGTCCAGATAGTATTTTTTGTAGTATCTCTAGTACCATGTAGGATCTCCGCAAGCCGGCGTTCATCGCTACTACCCTCTAAGAACCAGAGGAGTTCGCTTACAACAGCTCGCCAGGCGAGCTTCTTAGTAGTTGTAGCTGGAAAACCTTCTTGCAGATTAAAACGCATTTGATAACCAAATACGCTACGGGTTCCTACCCCCGTTCTATCGGTCTTGTTTTTTCCGTTTATTAGTATATGCTTTAACGCTTGATGATATTGATTCATTATGATATTCTTCTACTATACAAGATCCAAGATTAACAGTTTGGTGTAATACCATTCCGTCCAGAAAATCAACTATGTCAATAGTTGTGTCATTTAAGTATCCACCTGAAATACGAGTAAGATAAACACGTTCAAGTACAGGTCTACTTTGCATAAGCAAATTTGGACCACCTATAACAAAAACATTTTTTCTTTTATTATGGCTTTTTAAACTGACCAATGCTTCACATACATCGCCACGTATTTGTTCAATATCGTCTTGATCAAAAAAGTTATTAGTAAAGACTACATTATGTCTTCCTGGTAGTGGACTTGGCATATCGGGACTATCCCAAGTCTTTCTACCCATGACAACAATTTGATTTTGTGTAGTGGCTTTAAACCATTTCATATCGTCGGGATTATTAGGCCAAGGCATTGAGCCTTTCCAACCCATTCCCCCGACACTATCTACTGCAAACATTCCTGCTATCATTTTTCTCTTTTCGGTTTTTTAAGAAAACTCTTAGTTTGTTTTATTACATCTTTTTTAACTTTAGCGACATCTAAGCGAAAGTCTATATGTTGTATAGACTCTTCATAGTTGTTGAGTAGTTCTTTAAGATGACCTTCTAGATCATCTTCACCAGAGTGTTTAGCATATTTGGCAATGTCTATGTCCCATACTTTACCGTTTTCAAAAATGATCCGTATAGAATCAAGATACTCTAACGGTATTGCACGAACATCTATATCGCTAAAAATCTCTGGCCACGACGCAACAACGTCTTTTGGCAAAGACTTTTTTGTCACTCGTCGATGGCAGCTTTCTTCTTTGTCGGAACAAGCTCTTCAGCCATCCTACGCAGTTGAGCGGCTTCCTTGCTAAGACGGTCTGCATCAGAACGATATTTCTTTGCAAGATCAGTATCAGTAAGCGGTTCCATATTTGATCTTGTTTCAAAAGATTTTTCTGGAATAGTTGCTTCTTCAACTGTTAGGTCGTTTACCTTAGCAACATCTTGAATTGATGTTTGATTACCTAGTGCAAGGTCATTAACACTCATGCCACGTTGCTCGGCAATCAACTGATTAAGTTGATCTAACCCAAGAACTGCTTTCATGTTTGGAATAACTTCAATTTCACTAGTCTTAACCTTTAACAGTTTTTTATTGTTGTGCAAGTTAGCCAACATAATGCTACCGTCTTGGAATCGTGTTCGTGCTAGGACTTCTGCAAACTCATAACTTGACTGAGCACCTTGCGACTCAACTAATTTCATTAGAGAGTCGTGATTTTCGTCAGTCAAGTTTTCAGTTTGAATAACTAACGCAGAATCACTTTCACCGGGCAGTGTTCTATAGGCAATCAGACATTTACGTCCGTTTGACTTGAACCTTCCAATGTGTTTGATATCAGCCATTAGATTATTGTCCTTCTGCTGGTGCAGGCTGTTGTTTAGCTACTTGGTCCAAGAATGCATTTAGCTTATTGAATAGCTTTCCAACAGCTTCCATTTCAGCGGCCTTAAATGCGCCACGTGAACTTGCTACATCGATTACTGAACGTAGACCTGCAAGGTCTTGTACAGTTAAATCTACAGATGCTTGCGCTTCTGGTGTAGTTTGTGCTTCTGGTTGTGTAGTTGTTTCAGTCATGTTTTTACTCCTTTGGTTGTAAGTACTATTATATATCACTTTAATGATTTGTATACTTTAAAAGTGGACAAGCAAGTAAAAAGAAACTGGCTTCTTTTGGCTCTTCAAATCCAATTTTAATTTTTATAGTGAATTGATTGTCATCAAGTTGCAGGCTTTCACCTAGATAAAATCTACTATGCAGATTTTCGTAAATCCATTGTCTAACAGATTCTACAATATTATACTTGAGATTTAATTGGAGATAATGAAAATGGGGAGGTGGATCACTCACCTCCCTGCACCCTAATACATTAAGTGGATTAATCTTATCTAGCGATAACATTAGGCTGTTGAAGCTTCCATATCGTAATATGCATAGCTACCAAATGGCGGAACAATAGTGTCGTTACCGTGTATAACAAAAATAGTATCACAATAATCTTCGTCACCCCATGAACTCCAAGGATAGCCGTCTGTAAACATGATAAATTTCTTAGGATGAATATCATGATCTTTCATGTAGTCCCAATTACAGTCAAACTCGGTACCACCACCGCCCATAATTTCGTACTCGTCAATTTCATCGCCGTTGTAAGCGTCATAGTCTTGTTCATTATAGACCTTAGTGTCAAAACACCAAATCTTAATGTTAAAGTCTTTGAACTCTTGCATAATGCCTTTAACTTCACCCAAGAAGTCTGCACCCATTTCATCGCTAATAGAACCCGACATGTCAAGTGCTACGCATACGTCAATACTAGTGTCAAAGTTACAACCAGGCAATACTGCACCAGTCATTTGACCTTTGCGGTTAGGACGACTAAAACTAAAGTCATTCTTAACAAGACTTTGGATATTCATACGCAACATTTCACGCCAATCCATCTTAGGCTCGGTCATGTCTTTGATCATACGTGCAATCTCACCAGGTACATTACCTGCACCGGCGGCATTAGCACTTTGGATCATTGCTTCTTTAATCTCGTCACGGATCTTTTTCAGTTCTTCTTTAGAGTACTGAGGCTGTCCATCTTTACCACCTTCTGGGTCCATGTGATGATCTAACATCTGACCCAACTGGCTAAGTTGTTCTTCATCATACTTATTGTAGATTTCGTCGTAGACTTGTTCAGCTGACCAGTTGTCGTACTTGCGATCATAGAAGAACTTAACAGGAGGATCATCTCCAATACGGTCACGTTTTAGAATACCGTTAACGCAATAGTCAGCGGCAATGTTCCAAATTTGTTTTTCTCTACCTTCGTTACGCATCATGTGATCAAATACACAATGTAAGATTTCGTGTGCAACAACAAACTCTACTTGTCGCGGAGTCATCTTTTCAAAGAACTCTCTGTTAAAATAGAAGTTACGGAAATCGGTAGCGGCAGTAGGCAACCAATCGCTAGCATCAATGAGCTTCATGCGAGTTGCCATATTACCAAAGAATGGGTGGCGTAGTAGCAAGCCTACTCGTGCTACTACAATTTTATCAATAATTGGATCGGTACTATGTGCCATTTTTGCTCCTAGTGTTTACTGTATATATGTATTATACAATCATTCTATATAAAAGTCAAGATAAAAGGTGTATTTCTACACCTTTTATTTTTGGTTACTTAGTCTGCGCCGCCGCAATGTACTTGCCAAACTTAGTATGGAAGTCATCAAAACATGCAATCTCGTCCGGATCCAACGGCAATTGATATTGAGTCAATGCAAGTTTGGTACCCATTACAACCAATTCAGTTTCGAAATTATCCATCATGAACTGGAAGAAGTAGTTGACCTTGTCGTTAAACTTCTTGTCGTTTTTATCAGCCGCATCTTTAAGCTCATAGCACAGAGACACAGTCAAAGAATACATGGCACTAATTTCTTTAGTTTCCATTTTCTTAACCTTGCCTGCAAGGATGTCTTCTGGCTTAGGCAATTTAGAGCTAATCTTACGATGAGCCATAAACTTAATAGCCAAACCTTCTCCGACCGCACCCGCAATCAAATCAGTCAATGTGTCGTTGCTAGTGTCGTCATCTTCCAACAGCTCGCTAACAAATGACCAGCTACGTGGAGTAGCAAAGGCACGTGAGCTAGACTTAGGATCAAAGTCGTACAAGTCTTTCTTAGCAAAGGTGCAGTAACCAACGACGTCTGGATGTACCTTGTTTACAGTAGCCCATTGTGCCCAGTCGTCAAAGTCCACACGCATTTCCAAGTGAACAAAACGGTTAGCCAACGGAGCCGGCATACGATAAGTTACACCTTTGTCAGCTTCTCTGTTACCTGCGGCAACAATAAGAACGTTATCCGGCAAATGGTACTGTCCTACACGACGATTCAAAATCAACTGATAAGCCGCGGCCTGTACGCTAGGAGCCGCAGAGTTCATTTCGTCTAAGAACAAAATAACGTGGGGGAATTTAGATGCGAACTCCTTTGTAGGCAGTTCGGAAGGTGAACCCCAAACCATAGTACCTGAGTTGCTGTCAAAGTAAGGAATACCTTTAATGTCGGTAGGTTCCCAAAGGCTCAAGCGGATATCAATCACGTGAGCGTCTATTTCTGCACCCAACTGATGGATGACATCTGATTTACCAATGCCCGGAGGACCCCAGAGGAACAACGGACGCTGTTTCTTAAATGCCTTTCGGATTGCATTTTTAGCACCGTTCGGGCTCACTTGACGATTGATAACTTCTGCTTTTGCCATACTAGCTCCTGTCTGTTAAAAAATTGAACTGCTTTTGTTGTGCAGTGTTACTATTATAACGCAGATCGCGGAAAAAGTCAAGAACTTTTTTAACTATTTTCGTCTGTGGCTTTTTTGCTACGCATGGCTTTGGTGATTCCGTATTTTTGGACATCACCGTTGAATAGGTATAACTCAAAACACTTTCTTTCCGAAAGTACAGTTATTGAGCGGTCTGTTAGGAAATATGGACAGTCAATGAATCTGTCCAAAAATATAATTACTTGTGGCTTCAAATCAAAGCCGGTTGGAAAGGGAACTTCGTAAACAGCCAGATCCAAAATAGTTCTTAAAAAATCCAAACCTTTTTCGGTTAGACGTAGACCACCTTCACTTTTGGTTCTGTTGTTTTGCCACCACACACGCATACTAACACTAATATTTTCTTCTGTAACAGCAACTCCTGCCTGTTTCAAAAATATTTTAGTGTAGGTTTTTCTATTCACTTTATTTCTTCGCCTGTTGTTAGTTTATAGACAGCAAAGTCTTTGCTGTTAAATAAAGTGTTTAATTTTTTAGCAAGATTGTGTGCATGGCCAGGGTTAGAAAAACTAACTTTCTTATACTTGCTACCTGGATAACCGCTTAGACTGTTTTGACTTTTTAAGTTAAACGGCTTTCCTAAATGGAAAACTGCCCAAATAGCTTCCGCTTCTAGGATTTGATCACTCTTATACGTTTTTTTATTAACGCTTTCGAGTACTACATTTGGTTTAGGTCGACTCATATATACATATCTCCAGATAACTACGTATATATTTATCGCATTTACATCACTTTTCAGTCCACACTCCACCGTCCATTTGAACAGTGATTACTGGCTCTTCCTTGGCTTGTGACTGCATTAAACCTTCGTAATTACCTGCTAGTCTAGTCATTACTACTGCAAGTGTATGTGTAACGTTTTTAGCAGTAGCAATGTCTAATCTAATCTCACGCTGATTAGCAGTATCAGCGGCTTTAACCTGATTCATAAACTGTGTCAATACAGTTGTATTAATTTTATCTGTTTGCATTGTTTAACCTATGTTTCATTTCCATTTCAGTTTTAAATGGACCTTCATATTGATAACGTTCAACAGTTATAAGTTTAGGGCAAAAACTCTTAACCCAACCCTTGTCAAATTTAATAATGTAGTAACCTGCACAATAAACTGATTTTGATTTATTGCTTTTAGTAAACAGTGGTAGGTGTTTTTTTACATCATACATGGGATTGTAAGGAGCACTACTTGTTGGATATCCGTGTACTTCTCTATCTAAGTTTTCAACCTCAGCAGAGTTTTTCTTTGCTACAAAGAAATTTGATCCAAATGCCTCAAACAGTTTTTTCTTATTATCAAATACCGTGATAGTATCTTTCGAACTGAATACAAACTTTTTCTGTTCAGTAAGTTTTAGTACACCTACTTTGTTTTCGTCTTCTTCTACAATCCAAAATTTACCGTCAACAACGGGCTTTGCATGAATTTCGGTCATTGTACTTCCTTTTTATTTAGAACTTGCCATGTATAACTAACTGCGGGATACTTAGCGTTTAATGGATCAGCATAGCTTGCCGCCTGATCTGAGATCTTTTGTAAGTCGTATAGTTGTGCAAACTTTAAAAGTCTAATACCAACTTGAGTAACTTCTTTAGGCTTAATGCCCTCAATAATAGTTTCAGTAATGATATTACGGATATCAGTAGGCTGTTGCGTGAGATCAATAAGTTTACGGTTGCGTTCGTAATCTTCTAGTACACGATGTTCGGCACCATTATGGTCCACCCAGCGTTGCAACATGAGATTGTTCCACGCGAACCCTTTGCTATCACGATCTCTAAATGCGTCTTCTAGTTTATTTTTACGTACCTTAGGATATGCTGAAAATACGTTATCGCTAGTATCGCCGCGAATACATTTTTCAAATAACAACCATTTTGGATCAGGAACTACCTTAGCTTCTTTTGTTTTGTTATCAATAACCCGCTTGTTTTTCTTATCAAAGATACCTTCGTGTGTGATAGTATGCTCCATAACTCCATTGTACTGTTTTACATTGGGTGCAATTAACTGTACAAAATCTGTGTCTGTCGAGATAATCACATGATCGTCATTAGGATGACTTTGAATAAAGCCTGCAATCAAATCGTCTGCTTCAAGTCTTTGATTCTGTAATACTGTACAGTTAGTCTTTTCTGTAACAAAATCTTTAAATGCATCAAACGATTCCCAGAACAGAGTTTCTTCTTCTTGTTCTTTTACAGTCTTAGCCGCGCGAGCCGCCGCCCTTTGTGCTTTATAAGGAGTGTAATAATCTTTACGCCAGCTTCGACCTTCGAGACAGAAGACCACATGAGTGCCTCCAAAGTCTTGCCAAGCCTTGCGGATACTGTTAAGTGTAATATGGAACGCCATGCCCAACTTAGTGTCAGCGTCACCTTTAATGACGTGACGGGCACGGAAGAATGTGTTAGCAGTATCTACTAAAATATATGTCATGAAACTTCGCTTTTGTCTTCGGTTATCTTACGAACATTAATATAACCGGCACCTCGGTCAGTCATATCAATACCTTCTTCGTTAGCTACGTCTCTGCACAGGCCTCTAAACCAACGATCTACAATTTCTTCGTCAGCATCACCGTCAAATCCGTAACCAGCTTGTTTCAATTGTAACACAAAAAGGTCATTCCAGTCAAGTTCAAAAAAGCCATTACGTACATTGTCTGGATTTACTTTGGTATCTAATACTGCAACATAGGGTTCGCCTTTGGCAGTAGCTCTTTCTTTTGGACCTAACTTGGCAAGTTCTTCTGCTTTTACTGCGGCTTCTGCGGCCGTTGCGGCTTTGTTGGCTACTTGGATAGACTCTTCTGCTTGCTTTAATGCTTGTTCGGTTCTGGCTTTGATTTTATCAATGCCAAACAACTTTTCAATCCATTTATTCATTAGGTTCCCCATTCATTTTTAAATAATGGCACTTGTAAACGGTCACTATAACGCAAGCCGTTTTTCATAGCCAGTATTGCTACATTTTTATTATTCATTGCGTAGACACTTTCTACACCGCCTACTGGCATTAAGTATATATGCCCTCTAAATCCTGCTTTACGATAAGCCGCAATAGCACATTCTGCATCTGCAAAGTCTTGTTCTGTAGCAATAACAAACTTTAAATATGCTGTACCAAAGTCTTCGTATTCACAAACTACTTCTGGTAGAATAGCTTCTTCCCACTTCTCGCCACTACATGGTAGTTTAGCACTTACACTAAATGTAATCTCTCTAGAAAAATCCATATTAGGCATTTGCCATTCTACTAGATATGCCTTAAATTCTTCAGACAACTTTTGAGTACCATTTGTTTCAAATGTAATTTCTTTAAGACC